TGGTTTCTTCAACCAAAATAATCCCGGCGCTGGTTGTCTTGCGTTTTGTGCGTCTGAGTTGCACTAAAACTCTTGCTCCCAATGGTCTTGCGCCAGCGTCTAAAGCAGGAAATGCTTCCCGCACATCAGCTTCGTTAAAAGCTACTGGTTCACTCATCATCATTGTCTTCTTTCAGAAGGTTGTTAAGAATATCCAATGCCCCTTGAAGGCCAGAATACTCACCAACTAAGCGCTGATATGCATCCCATGACGCAGGTTTGCCCTGCGCCATAGTCAGCATGATTTCAGCCTGCTCTCTTTTCAGAGAACTGATTAAGTCGTTGAGGGTTTTCAAGCGTTTTTCGGGTCAATGGACGATTTGAAATTACCGTGATCACTATTCGCTTTTTTCATGCTTGCACTTCCTTCTTCGCTTAAATCTTCGCCGCAAATCCAAGCACCAGACGCCATGCGGCGGTGCTGGTTTACAGATTCTTCGTGCATGTTTTCTTCGTGAGAAAACTCCATGTTGCTTTTTCCAGTCATATCAATCTCCTAGGTGACGTTGAGTTTCATTGTTAAGTTTGACGGCAGTTTGTTGTTGCTCGTCGCGTAGCTTCACTTCTTCGACCGACAAGTCAGCCGTTTTCATGCGCTCTTGTGTCAGGTTGTCTTCGGCGTTCATTGCCACCTTGATTTCCTGATCTTTTGTCTTCAATCCCATCTCCGCTTGGTCGCGTGCTGCGCGGCGCTGGGTTTCTGCCATAGATGCCTGCAAGATTGCTTGCGAGTCTGGATCCATTGGCGGTTGCTGCTGGAATTGCTGCATCATCTGACCCAATTGCTCCAGCGCCTGAGTCACACCAGCAAAGGTTTGTTGCGTATCCATCTTGACGTGGTTGGATGCCAGCGCAATTGCTTGGTCAATCTTGTCCACGTTCTTGTCTTTGGAATAGTTTTCAAGTTTCAAATTGCTACCAGCAGTGACGTAGCTCTTCATCTGAGCGGTGTACCACAGCATCATGTGCTGCTTGATGTGCTCGATGGCATTGGGCAGGAACTGGGGCGCGATGAACGGGTTGCCACCGAAGTTGGGGTCCATGCCGAACATCAGGTGCCCTTGGATGTGGGCGATGTGATCCTGCTGCATGTAGGCGTAGGACGGGTGGCCCAGCGACATGGCCGCGTTCTCGTCGGCCAGCGTGCGTTGTTCGGGCGCCGGAACGTCCTTGAGCAGCTCGCTGATGTTGGGGATCTTGAGCTGCTTTAGGAAGCGCTCTTCCACGGCCTTGGCGTCGTACAAATCCGGGTGGGCGTCTGCGCGCTGCAATACGGCCTGCATCTGGGCCATGCGCTGCGTCTCGGAGAAGATGTGCGGGTCGGACACCGGGATGACGTCGGTGTTGCGCTCGAAGTCCTCGCGCTCAATCTCCAAGTCCTCGACCACTTCGCCCTTGCGCATCTCGTCAAAGTGCCACCGGTTCAGGCGGCACAGCACCTTGATCAGGCGGGCCTGCGACTGGTGCAACCTTGCGTGGATTGCCGAGTAGACGGCAGCGCCTTGCTCGATCAGGGCCTGCGTCGTGCCAACGGGCGCGTTGGAGTTGACGTCGGCGATCTTTTCTTCCGATGTGGTCACCACGCCCTTGGCGGCGTTATCCAGCCAGCCAAGCAGCTCAAAGAGCACCGGGCTGGGCGGGTTGAACGGCATGGGCATGGCGATCTTGCGGATGTCATCCACGCCGGGGGCGCCTTCGATCTCGGCTACCTGAGTGACCTCAATCTGCTGGGTCTGGCCAGATACCTTGGCCCCCTTGAGCTTGAGCATGGTCGCTGCGTTGTTAATGTGCGCAGAATCAAGCAGGGCACGCAAAGCGCCAGTAAGAGCGGCAGACAGGCCACCGATAAGATGAGGTAACCCAATCGCATACGCACCTCGCCACGGGATGAACTTGAATTCGATGATCCAATCGAGCTTGGTCATCGTCTCGTCGCCCTCTTCCCAGTTGCGGTAGAGGCCAATGACCTGCGAGCTCTGCTCGTCGACCATCATGATGTAGGGCGCGGACTCGCCTTTGGCGTATTTGTCTTCCTCAAACTCCAAAAAGGCGTAGATGTGGTAGACCTTGCGCAATCCGTCGTCGTTGTCTTGGAATTGCTTGCCCTCGATCTTGTCGTTGGCCTTCTGAACGCGGGTTTGGTCCGGTTCTTGGCCCGAAGTCATGCGGGCGGTGTCCATGTACATGCCATTGGACACCCGGCGCTTGTATTCCCACTCGGTTATCTCGTGAACCTCGGCTGCGCGCTGCGCCGTGTAGAAATTTGAAGCCGCAAAAGGCAAAATAATGCGGTCGATGGGCACAAATTCGACTGTTGGCCGCTTTTTCTGCTCGTCGTACCACAATTTTAGGAACTGGGAGCCGCCAAGGGGCAGTTGGGTGAGCATTTGCTCCTGCTCATCGCGGAATTCCTCGATTTGCTCGGTGATTTGCCAGTTCAGGAAGTCCCGTTTGCGCTCTGCGCGCTGGGATTTGATGTCATCGACCTTGCCGAGGATCTTGGTGCGCACTGGTCCGTCCGGTGGGAACAGCTCCTTGATGGCTCGGGAGGCAAAATCGACGCATCCCTCGGCCATTACAGGGTGAACGGCACGGCTGGCACCAAAGAAGTTGGCGCCGCCGGGGGCATCCTTGCCCAAACCGGTGCGCTTCATGCCCTCTTCGTACTGCTTGTCGCGCTCCTCGCGGGCGTTCTTGTCTTTGTCCAGCAGATCGACGTAGCGCATGCCCAACGTGTCAAGGTCGTAGCTGTCCAGTTCCTCGGCCATGTTGGCGTAGAAGTCGGGCGACTCCTCGGGACCCTTGGTCTCCATGCTCACCACAGCCGAGCCGTCGGGCATCTCGATTACATCGGACAGGTCCTCGGGCAGCTCAACGTCCACCGAGCCATCTTCGTTGGTTTCGAGGTCGTCGGGGCTGGTGTCTTCGTCTTGGTCCATCATTTAACCTTTTTGGAGTGTTTCACGCTGATCAGCTCGTAACGCATTTGGTCGAGGCTTGGGGAAACTGTAACTTTTTCTTTAGTGTAACCCACGGGCTTCACGTCGCCACCGGCGGCGTAGGTCTCACGCTTGCCGTACTTGGGCTTATGCGCCAGTACCAGCGGGCCGATCTGCACCACATGCGCCGAGTGGGTCACGGGCTGCATGGTCTTGCGGTCGTAAAAGAACCCATGGCGGCGGGGGTCCATGCCAACCTGCGCATAGCCCGGGTGGTTCAGGTACTCTTTCATGTGCTCCACCGCCTCGTCTTCGGTCATGTGGTGCAGCTCGCCGTGGATGCGGGCAAAGGGCGACTTGTTGTCCTCGCCAGTGGCTACCTTAATGGCCTTGCTTGGGCCAGCGTCAAAGGTGGCGTTTTTGACGGAAGACACCGAGCCGTAGGCTGTCTTGCGCTTGTCCTCGCCTTTGCCCTCTTCGTCATGGATGGAATTGACCCACACGCCGTGGCCCTCATACGCCGGGATGTCCAAGCGCAACCCAACCTTGCGGCCCGCAGGCCATTGCTCATGCCCGCGCCAGTGCGGCTTCTTGTTCGTCATCAAAGCTCGGTCCGCGTCCTCGTCCGAGGCTGGCTGGGGCACAAAGGTGTACGGCTTGACCGGTTTGTGCTTGTTGACCACCTTGTCGTAGTCCTTGTGCTTGATCTCCCCGGCTTGAAACGCCTTAGCGGCTGACTCCATCTCGGGGATCTTGCGCTGGATCGTCTCATCTTTCACCGTGGGCCGGACTTCGACCTCGCCGCCCTCTGCGTACAGCGGCACGCCGTTCTTGGTCACGTCCTCGCGCATCTCGGGCGTGATGGGGAAGTGGTGGACCGGCGTGGCTTTTGTGTTACGCGCTTGCAAGAACTGTCTTTCTAGCTGCGAGCGGTTGGGGTGATCAAGGTACTCCGAGCTGGACATCTGATGAAAGTTGGCGGCGTCCCCGATGCCCCACGGTTCTTCGTTTGGCCCGGTGATGTGCGTCGTGCCAACCTTGGCGCCGTACTTCTTGCCGAACTGGTTCAGGAAGCTGGGCACTATCTTGTCGTAAAAGCCCTTCATGCCCTCGCCACCGACTCGTAGGTCCTCGCCCTCTAGGTAGTGGTGGTCGCCAGCCTTGGGCGCCTTCATCAGGCGCGCAGCGGCGTCCTTGCCGATCAGCTCGGCCACGCGCTCGGGCGTCGCGCCCGCCTCGTTGATGACGGTCTCGCGGTTGGGCTTGAACGCTTGGAAGCGCTGCTGCTCTGGGTGGTACGACACCATGCCCACATGCTTGCTCAGATCGTAGCGATTGGCCTGCTCCTCGCCGGGAGTGATCACGATGCCGTGGTAGCCCTGCTCGGCTGCGTGGTGGATCATCTTCTTGAGCGCCAGCTCGTGCCAGTTCTTTTTGAACGGCGCGTTGGGCACCATGCTGTTCATCTTGTGGCCAAAGTCTTGCACCTCGGCCTGCGCCTTCATGACCTGCGGCATCAGGTCCATAAGGTCGTTGTTGGCCTTGACCCGAGCGGCCTCGTAGCGCGCACGCACATCGGGCTGCTGGAACAACGGCTCTTTGCGTTTCAGGCTGTTCTCGGCGCTTTCCGATTGCGCCTTGGCCTCATCGAGCTTTTGTTTCAGCAGCTTGTGCCGTAGCTCAACCGCACGGAATTCTTGCAACGACTCGGGCGTTGCGTACCCATGCTCGCGGCCCTTCTGGTGCCAGTCGGACTGGATCTCTTCGATGTGCAGCAGCTTCTTGTGGTTGAGCGGGGTGATCTCGGTGCGAAACCCGCCTTGGTGTTTGACCTCGGCAAAGCGTTGCGCCTCCTCGGGCGTCTTGAACTTGACGGTGCTGGTGCCGCCCCCGCCAATTACCTTCACAGCATGCGGCCCTTCGGTATCAGGAATCAAGCGGTCTTTGGCGCGGACGTGGGCCAACACGTCGGGCGTATCCCAGTGGCCAGACGCTGGGTCCGAGAACTCCTTGGCGCGCTGCTCATCGTGTGGCATGCGCATCAGGATCTCGCGGTAGTTGGTGCCGCCGGGCAGCGTCCACTTGTCGTACTGGGTTGGGGCGCCCGCGTTGTCGAGGACGGTGTCTTGCAGCTTGGGGGCTGGTTTGGCCTTGAGCTGGGCCAAGAACTCCTCACGCGCCATCTTGGGCATGGCCATCAGCGCTTGCAGGTCGCGGTCCTGCGCCTCCTGCGGCTTATAGCCGGGCCGCTTGCTCAGCTCCGTCATGAACTCGGCGCCGGTGCCCTTGGTGCGGGGCAGCTCGGCGGCCAGCTTGTCGATGGGTGAGTAAAAGCCTTTCACAGCGGGCGCTCCTCGATCTGGATGTCGTGGGTCGATCCGCCTGCCTTGAGGTAGCCAAGAATCGCGGACTCGGGGATGCGGTACTGCTGCGTCTCACCATCGACTTCCCGGCGGACATCGTAGCCGGGCACGTAGGGCGTGCGCATGGTCTTGCCGGTGGCTGGGTCTTTGATGAAGGCGCCCATGCCGGGTCCCAGTTTGGGATGATCCTCGCGCATCGGTTCATTGCCGTGCAACGCCTTGCGCACGATCTTAAAAGGCGGCAGGTTCTTGCGGGCGCTGTGGGACGTAAACACATGCTGGCCCGGCTCGTACTTAAACGGCATGGACTCGATCATGTCCTGCATGTCGGCAGCGCCTTTGCGCACAGCGTCACCCAGTGACTCATAGCTGTCTTGCATGGTTGTCAGGTCGCGGTTGGCCACCACGGGCGCCTTCATGCCCGCTGACTTGGACGCGCCAGCGATGGCCCGGCGCATCTCCTCCACCGACAGCGAGCCGCCTTTGGCCATCTTGGGCATGGGCGTGGGGCTGGGCCGCATGGCCTGCATTGCCTGCCCTTGGCGGGTCATGGACAGGATGTTGCTCTGCGGGCCACGGGGCTGGCCAAACGGGGGCATGGGCGGGCCGCCCAGCATCTGGTTGGGCTGGTTCAGCGCGGGCGCCTGCGGGCCGTTCAGCGACGGCGTGGGCTGGCCGGTGAGCGGGGCTGGCTGCTGGGGCACTTGGCCGGGCTGGCCGGGAATCTGGCCCGGAGGCTGGTCTGGTGCGCCGGGCATAAGCTGCTTGCCGGGCTGCTCGGGCTGGAAGTCCACTCCGCCTACGGGTAAACCCTGACCACCAGAGGGTGCCACATATTCCTTCACAGGCATGTCCGGCGCCTCTTCAGCACCCACGGTCTTGATGTCCACGGCGCCGCCCTCGGCCTTGTGCAGCATGACGTGCGCCAGCATCTCGTCTTGGGTGGGGCCGCCGCAGGCCATGCAGCCGCATTCTTCAGCGTGGCCACCTTCGGCCATACCCATTCTTTCTTTTCCCGTAAGAACAAGGTCACGAGCTTTTTCTGGAGATACGCCCAATCGTTTGGCCGTTAACATAATCTGTTTGGCAATCAATTCCAGCTTAGGTGATCCAATTGGTGTGGTTACGCCGGTTTGCGGAGAAAATGCGCCCCATGCGCGGGCTTGCGCTGGCACAGATTCCAAACCTAACGGCTTGGCAATTTTCTCCGCCCACCATGGCCCAAGCGCCGACATTTCAGGCGTGGTCACACTCTGGCCGGGAACCATTTCTTTACCCTTCATCATCTTTATGTTTCGGGTATCGGCCAATCCCACGGCCCGGCTCCAGTGCGCATCGCCCACCGGTGTTCGAGTTTGAAACCCAATGGCAGGCACGCCAGATGCTTCAATGTACATAGGAACTTTAGGACTGCTCATGTCCACGTTGCCAGCGGTCAGAAAGTTTTTCATGGGCAATGCGTGCGCAGTCTTGTGGGCAAGGTGGCCGGGCACATCACCAAAATCCGCAGGCCGGTTGGGGTCACGTTTACCGCCATGTTGAACAAACTCATTAAATCGGCCTTGTTTTTGCAACCAGTACGCCAATGAGCCCCGGGGTATTTCGGTGTTTACTTCGCTGGCCGACGATGCCATGCCAGACAACGCATTCATCTTTTTATATTCTTCGGCTGCTTTTTCTGGCCCAAGTAATTTGACCATGTGCTCAAACATTGGGTCCATGTAATACCACGGGTCCATGCCGTGCGCCAGTCCTTGATGTTTACCGGCCTCTTCCATGACGTCCAATAGACGCTGCTCATTGCGTTTATTCATCACGCCCTCAGTAGGCTCTGACCCGCGCGGGTTAGCCGCCGCACCGGGCAACATGCCAAGGTGGGGCATACCCTTACGGCCCTTAGCTGCCTCGTACATATCGGCACGGGTTACACCAAACAGTTGTTTTAATGCAGGGTCTTCGGGGGCAACGCGGGATGCGGCCATTGCAGCGATCTCATCGGGCCTGCCGTAGACACCGGGGTACGCCATGCGCTGGGCGTTTTTTACGGTTTGGTCACGTTTAGTAGGGATTTTACTCAACGCCTGCTGCATCTGGTCAATTGTGGGCATAAACAAATCCTTTACGTGATTTTACGCACCGGTAATGCGCCGAATACCGCCGCCATCGGCATTTGTGTGTTGCGTTGCAACACGCCGCCGTAGCCGTGCTCGTGAGCTAACCGTTCAAGGTCGGTGAAAGCCCCCTGCGGATCGGCTATTCCTTGATTGTACTTTGCTGACCATGGAGTAGTGTTGTGCTCGATGGCCAAGCGGTGCAGCCCTTGCGGATCGCTGGCGACGTCGTACAGGTTGCTGGCCCTTGCGTGGTACTTGTGGCTGCCCAGCCCTTGCTCCCCTCTCTCCGGGCTTCCGGCATAGAAGTAGGTCCGGTTCCTGATGGCCGAAGGGTCGCTCAAGCGTTCTGCCTCGGCGCCCTTGATCCCGGTGCCGTACAGGCTGGGGTCGGTGTGGGTAAGGTTTGGCTCGTTGCTGAAGTGCGTCAACTCAGCGCTGGCCGGGTTCTTGGGTTTGATCAGCGAACGCAGGTAAGACGGAATGCCGCCTGTGTAGTCGCCCCGGTTCATCTCAGGCGGCAATAGCACGGCCTTTTGTGGCGCGTATTGGAAGTGGTTGGACAGTAGATTCTTTTTCTCGGCCAGTGCAGCGTCGGCCAGATCGTCGCGGCCTTTGCGCCGGGCGTGGTACGCCGCTTCATCGAGCTCGCGGACTTCTTTCTTGATCTCGGCATTAAGCGGGGTGTAGTTCACTACGCTGTTCTGGCCACGCGTCTCAGCGGTCATGGCCGCACGGGCCAGCGGGCTGTACATGGCCGAATGCGCGGCCCATGCCTTTTCTTCGCCCTTGGGTCCAAACTCGTTGCCATGCACGCCATGGCCATAAAAGTCGTGGACCGCCCTGAACATTTCGTTGGTATTTAAACCGGTGGCCGGATCAACTTCGTGCAAAAAGTCGTGCCGGTCGCCGCCTTGGAACACATTAAGGTGTTTGTTGTTGTAGATGTCAGCCAGCATCTCTTTGCTGCTGTTGTAGTTGCCTTCACCGTTGCGGTGAAAGCTCATGTTGACCGGCAAACTGTGGAACTGCTGCTTAGTCTCGTGCGCAAGCTGCCGGTAAGCACGAGTTAACAAGTCGTCGTAATCTTTGGCTTGCGCGGCCTCGGGCAGATGGCGTTGGTAGGCCTCGAACACCGCTTGTTTGTACTCGGGACTCTCGGTGGCCGCTAAGTTAAAGGCCTGCCCAACGGGACCCTGCTTGCGCAGCGAGCTCTCGCTGTTTTCCTCGGGAGCGTAACCGCGCCCAAACATTTGGCGACTGTAGGCATCAGCGGCTTGATGCGCCAGTCCGGTTTTATTGCGAATTATTTCGCGGATATCCGCATCCGCAAGTGGTTGCGCATCTGCGCCTCGTGATAGTCTGCGTGCATTTTGGGCGCTTTGCCGATTGCCTGCGCGATTGCTTTGCGCACTTGCGCCGACCGTTTTAACGCGACGTGGACGGACCCGCCAGAAGGGGCCTTCTTGTGATGTGTCATATTGCGGTGCCTCGATTGATGTGGGCATGGTGTTTGATGGGGATATGCGCGGATTTTACACAGCGTAGGGATTCTCGCGCTTTCGCTGCCCGGCGTCAATGTAGTCGTCCTCGTCGACCCACTCCTTGGGGTAGTCGATGGTCAGCCACCCGGCGTCGCGCAGGTAGCGCAGGCCTTGGCTGATGCAGTCTACGAACTCATCATGCACTGTGCCCTCGGGGAAGGAGCATATCTGGCTGACCATGCCCTCTGCCCAGTCCTTTACGAATCCCTTGCGCACGGATGACTCGGGTATCCAAACTCTGCCAGCCTTGATGATGTTGGCGACGATGCTCAGGCGCTGCACCTTATCGGCTCGGCCAGGGTTGTAAGCAATGACGGGGAGATGGGCCTGCTGTAAGTCTTGGATAAGGGATATGCCTGCGCTCTTGTCCTCCACGAGGATTACGTCCACTAGCTTGCGGCCCTTTCCCTCACCGTACACCGTCTCGAACTCGTCGATGACCTTGGGGCGCAGTTGGGGGTACTGTAGGTGGTCTTGCCAGCAGTCCAGCACCATGACGCACATTCCACCATCAATTGGTTTGAACACGCCCAGAGTGATGCATCCTGTCGGGTCGTTGACGGTCTTGTCGCTGGTTGCGCAGTCATAGGACTGGAGGATGTATTCCAGCTTCGGGAATGGTCTGCCATCTGGCCATAGACGGAACCAGTCGCGCTTGACGATGCCGCCCTCTTCAGGGTCAATGATTTCGGCGTGGATCTCTTGGCG